CATTAGTAGTTGTTACTTTGCCACCAACCGAACCAGCAATGTCAATATCGCCATTAGAGGTTGTTACAGAACTGCCAACAGAGCCGCCAATACTAATGTTGCCATTAGCAGATGAAACAATATTGCAATCGCCCGAAATAGTTAGATTTTCACAAGAATCAACTTCTAATTCCTGCACGTTGCCTGTTACCTGAATGTTGATTGTTTTGGTGTCAGGCGTAACATCTTTTCCGTCAATAATTACCTTGTTTCCGCTAATGATAATGCTGCCGTTGCCTGAAACAATAGTTTTTCCATTTAATTGAGCTACAAATGCCATTTTTATTTGATTTTTGCCCTAATCTTTTTAATTTCGGGCAGTGAAGAAAAAATTATTAATAATTGAGCTACAAAGGTACACCTAATTTCGCACAATAACAAACATTTTCCCAATATTTTTAAATATATATTATAGTAATGCGTCAACTCATATTTAATTTTGCGTTTGTTGTCCGAATGGCGTAACTTTGTTGGAAAAAAAAATAATACAATGTATAGACTAATATTACTACTATTATTATTGTCCTCATGCAAGACAAAAATAAATTGGACAAAAGAATGTGAACAACGTTTTCCGCGTTCTGATAGCGTTTTCGTGTCTGAAAGAACTGTGATTGACACTTTCGAGATAGAAAAAATTGACACTACTATATTGGAAAAATTGGTGGTGAAAAATGGCGATACTGTTCTTATTCGTGATACTATGATTGTTACAAAACCGCAAAAAATTGTCACAAAAACCGTTTTTCGTGATAGCTTTCGGGTAGTTCATCATCAAAAGGACAAAGAGAATTTAATTCTTTGCGCGTCCGAATTGAGTACTGAAAAAGAAAACAGCGCAAAGCTAAAAGCGAAATATAACCGCTTATTTTGGGGCATCATTGCATTTATATTATTGCTTGTATTAGTAGGTTTTATACTTAGAAAATATATAAAAAAATGAACCTAAAAGATGCGATACTTTCAAAGGTGCGACAATTCGCTGAAAAAGTGATACAAAATGCAAAGTACGAACTAAGACAGCAGGGTCACTATGTCACAGGAAAAACGGAAAATTCTTTTCGATATGAAATTAGGTGGATTAACGCGAACACAATTAGGTGCGAAATTTGGGCGAATGAAAGTGCAATAATATTAAACTATGGCGTGGCTGCTCAAAAAGTACCGTACTTTCCAAATTCAGGACAGACAAAAAGCAAATATATTGAAGCACTATTATTGTGGGCTGCTAATATTCGTCCCGAATTAGGCGAAAAAGAACGAAAAGGTTTTGTGTTTGCCGTTGCAAAAAAAGCTAAAAAAGAGGGACACCCAACACGAGGGAGTTATAGGTACTCAAAAAACGGTAGGCGTAAAGATTGGATTAAATTTGGTGTTGACGCTAATATTCAAGACATTATGAATGAATTAGATTTTAATATATTAGAAATTAAAAAGTTTTAGACATGAAATTTAAGTTATATTTATTTTTTGCGTTGTTCTTTTCAGCACTAACTATTAATGCACAAGATAGCGTAGTGAATTACAATACTACTAATATCAGAAACGCAACGCAATATAATCCTATTACTCCTGCGAAACATTCGCGAATGAATGAACTAATGTATAGAGAATATAGGAAGTCTGATAGCTTTACACGTATCGCGCTAAGAGATACGGCGGCGGCGTTGCAATCGTACCTCAACGCAAATTTTTGGAACGAAAGCGGCAACGTTGTTTCGGGGGGCGCAAATAAATTAGGCAGCACAAATAATGTTGCTATTAGTTTTATTACGAATAATGTAGAGCGTGCGAAAATCGAAGCAAATGGGGCATTTTTAATAGACGGAATACCTTTTGGTCAAAGAGGGCAAAATCTTGACAACATCTTTCAAGGAAAAGATGCGGGTATTTCAAATACAACGGGTTTTTATAATCTTTTCAATGGAACTAATGCAGGTCGCAATAATACTACAGGACATTCTAATATCTTTAATGGTTTTTACGCGGGCTTCTCTAACATAGGAGGTTTTTATAATATCTTCAATGGAACAGATGCTGGTCGCAATAATACTACAGGTACTTACAATATTTTCAATGGCGTTAGTGCTGGATACTCAAATACAACAGGAGACTATAATATCTTCAGTGGTCTTAGTGCTGGATACTCAAATACTACAGGATACTTAAATGTTTTCTCTGGTCTTAGTACTGGATACTCAAATACTACAGGATACTGTAATATCTTCAATGGTTTCAATGCTGGTTTTTCAAATACAACGGGTTTTTATAATCTTTTCAATGGCGTTAGTGCTGGATACTCAAATACAACAGGAGACTATAATATCTTCAATGGTTTCAATGCTGGTTTTTCTAATACGACAGGGCATAGCAATATAGTAATTGGTTCTTATCAAGGAACATCTACCATGAACAATGAGATTGTACTTGCGACAGGCACAACAAAGCGTTTTCATAGTATAGGCGACTTATCTTGCTTTGGTTCTAATGTCACAACCCCACACTCTACTATTCAATCAGGTGGCAGTTTTGCAACTGCAATTACAACAACAACTTCAAATATTGCGTTAAGTTCATCACATAGCGTTGTTGTTTGTGACGGTAGTATTATTGTTACCCTGCCGTCCGCAATTGGAATACAAGGTAGGCAATATATCATAAAAAGAATTGCGGACGTTCCAGTCATCAATACTTCATTGTCGCAAACAATTGATAATCAAGCATCTTACACGTTAAACGGTTCGCACGAATGTGTAACAGTGGTAAGTGACGGCGCAAATTGGTATATTATTTCAAAATTTTAAATTAAACACAATGAAAAAAGTATTATTGTTATTTATTTTTATCTTTACCTCTAATCTTGTTTTTGCGCAAAAAAGGCAAGCTAATCAGCAGCAAGCCAAAGATTTTTTTTGGGCGCAAAGGGTTGATACTATTGCGAATTTTGGCGATACATTCCGTATTTTGCACGTCACAGAAAAACGGTACAATTCGCAAGAAGAACGGAAAGCGGCAAAAAAAGCCGAGACAGGGCAGCTTCGTGAAGCGCAAAAAGCGCAAGAGGCTGAGTTGAAAAAAATAGAACAAAAAATTAAACAATCAGAATTACAAGAAAACGAAAAATGACCTATTTCTATATTGCTACGTGCGTTTTTTGGGCTGCTATTTTCCGAGCTATAAAAGAACAAACCGCACATCACCCAACCAATCGTATTACGGAAAATTTAAATGTAAATGGTAAGTGGTGGCGTTGGTTTAATGGGGACGGTCTTAGTTGGCAAATTTCTAATGACAATATTTTTTTATTTTCATGGTGGCGAATTTTCAAGAAAGTGCCAAGTACTATTTCAGATAGTTTCCATTTTTTCAAGTTTTTGGAAATGCTTTGCTTTACATTAGCAATTTCTATTGCATTATTTCGTGACAACAATCTACCCTTGTATTATTTTTTTCTGATATGGCTATTTGTAGCATGTGTAAGTGGCGGAACAATGCGATACTTTTACCTTTTTCTTAATCCAAGAAAGACGAGACAATGATACTAACACCGCAAGAAACTATTGACTTTTCCGACATTCGAGATACCTACGCACCTACCGAAATGAAGATGGTAGGTGACGTGGAGTTTAGTATTTTTTCTAATGTGTTAGGTTTAGACTTCTATAATACGTTGAAAATCAAGCTATTAGATAAATCTAATGTGTTAGATTTTGATTTTTCTACAACGTACAATTTTGGAAACTTGGTGTTGTGGAAAGGCAAGTATTATAAGGCATTAGAAAATAATCTATCAGGAATTGAACCCAATTGCAACTCGTGGGGTGATGCGCCTAAGTTCGATAATAGCGCGTGCGGAACTGAATTTGAGGCGTTTTGGAAAAATTACTTAGGTCGTTATTTAGCCCTAAATGTCATGTTACGTCTTGCGCCAAGAGAAGATTTGCAACTCGGATTAGGAAAAGTGGCATTTTCTACTCAGCAGGACAGGATTAAGGATTTGATAAATTTATCATTTGAAAGATTGAAAAACTATGTCGAACAATCGCAATTAGATTGTTATAGTTCTTGTTTGTTGAAAAATAACAATAATACAACGTGCAAAAAAACAAGTAGGTATAACACTTTCTTCTAATATTCGGAATATGGTTTTTACATTCCAAAAAAGCGCGTAATTGTTTGATAATCAATTAGTTATAGCGCAATTTTTCACCAAATTGCGCTATAATAAATAAATAAAAAAAAGTTGCACAATGGCAGTTATAACTAACACATTCGATTTTTCGGTAGTGGGCATTGAGGACTTAGAAAAAGTTCTTAGCGCATACAAGAATATTCAAGACGAAATTAAACGATTAGAAAAATTAAGACAAAGTGAAAAAATTGATAGTACTAAGTATGAACAACTTAATACCGCTATTGCATTACTCAAAAATGAACGCACAGAAATCATAAAACAACAAAAAGAATTTGAAAAGTCTATCATACAACCTGCTGAAAATGCAATAGGCAGCTATAAACAACTCGACACACAACTAAAGCAACTAAGACAGACGTACAAGGAATTATCACAAGTAGATAGAGAGGGCAATATTGGGAAAGGATTGTTAAAAAATATCAATCAACTTGACAATAAATTAAAAAAAATTGATGCGAATGTCGGCAACTTTCAACGAAATGTAGGAAATTATCCAAAAACATTTCTATCCCTTTTTGACGGCATCAATCCAAAAATTTCTGAATTTGTTGGCAATTTGGGGGGTGGTGCAGCAGGGTTTAATGCAATGGCGTTGGCAGCAGGGGGAGTTGGTATAGCGGTTTCTGCTATATCTAAGGCGTTGGAAATCAATGCTAAGATAAGCGATTTAGAGGCAAATGTTCAAAAGGCAGCTAACCTAACAGCAGAACAAGCTGCTAATCTAACACAAAGTCTTACACAACTTGACACAAGAACAAGTACCGAAAACCTATTGAAAATTGCTGAAATTGGTGGACAATTAGGCGTTGATGGTGAACAAAATGTTTTAAAATTCACACAAAGTATTGATAGACTAAACGTTGCATTAGGTGACGAGTTCAAAGGTGGAACAGAGGAAATAACGGATACGGTAGGAAAGTTAAGCAATGTTTTATTCGGCACAACAAAAGACGGCGACAAATTAGCATCGAATTTACTCAATCTTGGAAATGCGTTGAACGAATTAGGCGCGAGTGGCTCGGCAACTGCGCCTGTAATTTCGGATTTCGCAAATAGAATAGGGGGTAGCTTAGTGCCTTTGGGTGTTTCGCAAGGGAAAATCTTAGGATTAAGTGCAACATTACAAGAGTTGAATGTGACAGCAGAAAGAGGCGGTTCGGCTATCAATCGTATCTTTTTGGCATTGACGAATGATACAGAAAGATTTGCTAAGGTATTGAATTTACCTTTACAAGACTTTACGAATTTGGTTAATACGGATTTATTTGGCGCGTTCAATCTCGTGACACAAAAAGTTGGCGAGTTGTCCAAAAATAACGTGGATTTAGGCGCGACACTGAAAGCATTAAAAATTGATGGACAAGGCGAAACGGAAGTGTTCTTGAAATTATCAGAAAGTCAACAACTATTGAAAGATAGAACCGACCTTGCCACTGAAAGTCTAAAAAATCAGGATAGTATCACAAAAGAATTTGATATTAAAAACAACACATTGGCAGGTAGTTTAGAAAAACTACAAAAAAGATTTACTGATGCGTTTATCAGTTCAGGTGTTTCGACAGCACTATCTTTTCTTGTGAATTTGCTAAGCGAACTCGTTGGTACCGTTTTTGAAGTTATTGACATTTTCGGACAATTGTTTGGCATGTTGAGTAACGGAAACGCATTACAAAAAGAATACAATGCAATAATGCAAGAAAGTATTGCGCAAACTCAAAGTGCAACAAATTACACAACGCAACAATTTGAAGCATTGAAAAAAAACAATGCAACACAAGAACAAAAAAAGAAAGTGTTGAACGACTTGAAAGCGATGTATCCCAGCTATTTACAGAATTTGGACATTGAAAAATTGGCAACATTAGACCTTGCAACCGCACAAAGCATTGTAAATCAAGAACTTACGAAAGGCATTAAGCTAAAAGCGTTGAATGAACAACGCGATAAGGCAGCAGCAGCAGCAGCAGCAGCAAGGAAAAGACTTGAAAATGTAGGTAGCTATGGCGGTGGCACGCTCGGCGGCGAGGACTTCGGAATTACATATGAAGATATAATATCTTCGCAAGAAAGTCAAATTAGAGGAGAGTTGTATGAGGCTGAAAAGCTACAGAAACAAGCAGAAAAAGGCATTGAAGAATTGACAAAAAAACAAGTTGAAGGACAAAAAAAGGTAGTTGAAAGTGCGAAAAAAGCTAATACGGAATTTGAAAAATCCGAAAAAGCAGCAGAAAAAAGTGCTAAAACAGCTGAAAAAGAACGCGAAAAAACAGCAAAAGCAGAGGTTGACGCATTAGAAAAAATTAGAGAAATTGAAGCAAAAGGACTGAAAGAATTAGAAAAAGTACGTGCCGAAAACGCAAAAGCAGCAGCGCAAAGTATTGATAATGAACGTATTAGAGAGATTGAAATTGAAAATCAACGTTTTGAAGAACGCAAAAAGAGACTTGAAAATGAGGGCAAGGACTTTGAGCAACAACAACAAAAGCAACTGTCAGACGTAGAACAGCAATTAGGAAAAAATAACGAGAAAGTAAAACAATTGCGTAGCACGATTGCGCAACAATCACAACAAATACAAGCAGAAGCAAACAAAACAATACAATCAGAAACCGAAGCGCACAATCGAAAATTAAGTGATATTGAACAGAAGTACAACGAAAAAACTACGAAAGAAAAACAGCAAAAAGCTAAGGAACGCTTTGAAATTGTGAAGAATACACTTGAAAAAGAATTGAAAGATATTGAGATTAAAGGCAATGAACAGATTAGCAAAGAACTTGATAAGATTAGAGAAAGAATAAAAGTAGCTGCTGAAAAAGGAGATTTTGAGCAAGTGAAAGTTCTTGAAAAATCTATGAAAACGGTAGAGGCTTCAGGCAACTTGGATACGCTTCGTTCCCAATTGGCGGCTCAAATTGGCGCATTGTCTAATGCACGTATGCAGAATGTTACAAACTTGGGACTTGGCGAAGTGGTATCTAATGAGGGGTTGACTAAATTAGAAAGTGACGTACAAAAAACGCAAAATCAAATTACTGAAATTGAAAGAAAAGCAGCTAATGAACGGATTGAAATTGCAAAATTAGAGCAGGAAAAGAAAGCAGAACAACGCACTAAGCTAATTGAAACCGCTTTTCAGGTGGGGCAGCAAATAACGGGCGCATTGATTGAGTTTGAAAAAATGGAAAACGATAAGCGATATAATCAGAATATTGCTAATATTACAGCAGAATACGAGAAAAAAAAGGAACTTGCACAAGGAAATCAAGCAGAATTAGAGGCTATTGATAAGGAATTTAAAGCGCGAAAAAATCAAGAAGAAATTAAGCAAATACAACAAAATGCAAAACTCGCTAAGGCGCAAGCGGCAACGGACGCAATTTTGGGCTTTCTAAGAATTTTTGCAACATCAAAATTTGACCCCATTACGACGGGTGTTTTGGCGGCAACTACGGCAATAACATTAGGCTTACAGGTTGTGAAAATTCAAAAACAGGCAGATATGCAAATTGAGGCATTGAAAGCGGAACAGGGCATTGTGGTAGGAAACAATAATGTGCAACTTGGAAAAGTCATACAAGGCAAGCGACATTCGGCAGGGGGGGAAAGATTTTGGGGTAATAATAGACTTATCGAAGCGGAACAGGGGGAGTTCATTGATAGAGATGAAAATGGTAACTTATTCGTTATCAATCGAAAAAGCACACAAAAATATAATAATATGTTGAACGGCATAGCTAATAAGAGTTTTGAGGGTAAAGGTTCATTGCTGTCGCTTATCAATTCAGATAATATTGCGTATGCGAAAGACGGCATACGTATCAATGCAACAACTTCTAATGCAATGCAAAATAGTAGTGTTGTATTATCGAATGAACAAATATATGTTTTAGCAAATGCCGTAGCAAACGCAACTTTTGGGGGCGTGGTCAAAGGATTAGATGCTGATAAAAGACGTGTTGAGCGCGAAAGTAGTGCAATGAAAAGTGCATAACAATTAAAACACAATCAATATGAGACAAATAGAAAGCCTTAGCGATATTGAAAAACAAAACATTATTGATGCGTATGAGAAAAGAGATTTTCAACACATCAATATATTATTAAATGATTGTAATTATTGCCCCATAAACCAATATATTTTACACGAATGGATAATAAAAAATATGGCAGCATTACAGAACAACGGATTAACGAAACCGTAATATATGCTTTTTTCACTGTGGGGCTTAGTAATTTGCCACAAGACGAATTACTGAAAATCGCAATATTTGGCAAATTGCAACAAAATTGGTCAATTAGACGAATTGCAAATTATTTCAACGTTCCAGCAGGAACAGTAGCATCAATGAAAAGAAAATGGCGTTAACAATTAGTGCAACTTGGCAAGCGAATGGACTAATGCTGCCAATAACACATGATATTGGTGCATCGTTAAACGAGACAAATTATGTCACAGATGCACCGAGATTTGGCTTTGGTGAAATATACGTTGACATGACAAATCCGCCGTCACCAACCGACACATTTACAATTTTTGGCATTGATTTCAATGTCACAAATGCGAATAGTGTTAATACCGTTGCGTTAGGCGTAAACTTAGATGAATTTGCGCAAAATATCGCTACAATGTTGAATATGAACTATTCGGTAGCGAACAAATTTATTTACGACATACCATTTAACACATTGATTTCGTCTTTACAAGGAAACATTGTTTTTGAGTGGATATACCTATTTGAGCCAATCGGTCTTTTTAGCTCACAGGATAACACCTCTTTTATGCAAATTATTGGGGGCGATACAGGAGGTAATAGTGTTGAAACGGAAAATATTGTATTTTCATACAACTTGTTAGCCGAAAACATAGATTTTCATGTTTATTCAACACAAATACAACACTTTGTATATTTCTACAAAGTTGGCGCAACGCAGCAACATATACCAATTTTAAAGCAACCACAATTTAATGCAATTCAACCAATTACGATTTATTTTAACAACGAATTAGAACAAATTGTATCTACTACAAAGCCTTTCGATGTCACAACTATTAGAATAGATAGGCTTTTTTCACGTAGATTTAAAATACAAGGGGGTAAGGCATTGCGTCAAATTGCATCTGCTACACTATTAGAAGCCGTCACAACTTTCGAAGGCAGGGTAATGAATATGAAATTACAAAGAAATGAATTGATTGCTGATTATAATATTGAAGCTACAAATAGCGCAAAATTCTTGACTTCACGACCAAGAAAACAATATTATATTACAAGAAACTCATATCAATGGCTCTGGTTTCACTTTAATTTTTCGGATAGCTATATTACTACTGTACGCGAGATGGGCATATATGATATACCAATTCATGTCATATTAAAACTAACATTGCACAATGGGACGGAAATAAACGGAACAGAAGTAGCCAACATTAGAGTATTACAAGAAAACATAACAGATGAAACCTCGCACCGCACTGTAATTATACCCTGCGGAACGGCTAATTTCTTTGCAACGCATAGCAATATTCCAATTGAAAATATTAAAAAATATACTATTAGAACAGTATATTTTGATGTTATTGAGCAAGAACCAGTATTCAATTGGAATTCTGTTAGTGAAATTATGACATTTAATATTTGCCATTTTGAGGGGTCATTTGAGGTTTATTTTTTATGCGATTTTGGTGGCTGGGATACTATGATATTTGAAAATGTTGCCGAAAAAACAGTCAACGCATTGCGCCAATACGCTCAAATTAGTGAAAAATATGCCGATAATTTCACAAGCGTTTCGTTTAATCAAAAAGCGAAGCAACAAATTGTATTGCGAAGTATTCCGATGGTATATTCAGATGAAATTGAATTGTTTTTTTCTAACTTTCAACGTGCAAGAGAATACGCTTTCAAAGATAAACACAACGTTTTCAGTCAGTTACGTATTAGTTCTAATAATATTGCGTTGTTCAAAATCGGAGAAACCGCACAGATTGAAGTGGTTTTTGAAATTGACTTATTATAAAAAATAAATATGAGAAAAGAAGCAAGGATTATAATAACTCAAAGAATTGCGTTTCCGAACAGCGTAATAGAAAACGGTATTGTCGAATTTGACTTAGGGCAGGATTTCGATGTTTCGGAAACGGAAAATACAGAAACGCTAAGTTTGGAAAATCTCGTTTCTTTGTCTTATGCACTTACTACCGAGCTGCCAAAAACGCCAAAGAATAACGCAATTTTTCAATATTTAGGTTTTGATGAATTTAGTTTAATGCTAATGTGTAATCAACACATTTTGAGATACTCAAAAGGTCATATTACGAAAAATTCGGAGACGTATTCACTTAATCTTAAATCAGATAGCGCATTATCTAAGATTAGTGATGTGTTTCTGAAAGACTTAGATTTTGGTGTTTTTGACTTCACATTATCAAATTTTATAGCGCAATATCAGACAAGTATTTCAGATTTAGACGTGTTTTTTCCTATTGTTGATTTTGGCGGTGGGTCTTTTGATAATAGTAATAATATTGCACTTCGCAATTTTCGACCGTTCTTTAAGGAAAGCGCACTAATTCAAAAAACATTTGAGCGTGTTGGCTACACTTGCAATAGTCAGTTATTTTCGCTATATAATAGTAGTGTTTTTTGCTATATTTGCGGTTCTTTTTTAGATAGTGAAATATTAGAAAATTTTGCGGTGCAAATTGCATTGATGGACACAATTACTGCAGTTGGTAGTTTTGACCTACCCAACAATATGGTAGATAGCGGAACTGTGACAAATAGCGACATCAATATTTCAATAGATTGTTTCGATAATGGAGTGAATAGTAGCCGCACCAACGGGTATTATAGCATGGGGGTTTTTTCGCAACTATCAGGCAATTACCAATTTTCTGGCACATTATTCATGTCCAATCCGCTCGTTCTTTCTGCTTATGTGGCATTGCAAATTGTGGTAAACGCAACTACTGTTTTTGAGCAAACTCATGAAGTCCGTGGATTAGATGCAATTCCTTATACGTTTTCAACCAATGCAATTCCGATTGTAGCTACTGATGAAGTAAGAATTTATATTGATGATGAAAATATACAAACCACTATATTACATCGTGGAACTAATATAAAGTGCAAACCAACACAGTTTTATATTACGGACGGATTAAAGGAAAACACATCAAAACTTATCAATCCGAACCTAAAAGCAACCGAATTGATAAAAGGTTTTTTGCACAAATATAACGCGGTTGTTGATATTGATGAAAATGCAAAAATTGTGACTTTGCGCCCAATGTACTCGACCGACACAGGGCTTTACAGTAGTGCGTATTCAGGTGGGTATCTTGGCAGCGTAGAGGGGTATTATAACAATATTTCACTAGATTTGACCAAAAAGCAAATTGTCAATAGTGCCATAATCGAAAAAAACAAGACTGAAAAAACAAGGTACTTGACATTGAAGTACCAAAATGATATTGACACATCGAAATTATTAGAAAAGCCGCACGAAAAAACGGTAGATTTTGGGACAGGGTATGGAGAGAAACGAGAGGAATATAAAAATCCGTTTTTTTTCGCTACAATTACACGCGATTATAATAATTTTGAGCTGGGGTATATGTCTAATAATGAAAGCGGTGTAAGTCACAATATTTCACCACGAACTGTTATATTAGCGCGTCTAAATACAAGCATGGCGTATCAAATAAACGGACAAAACATAACGGTAGGCTATATTGTAACAGCATATCAAAGGTTAAGAAAGTCATATAATAATATTTCTGCTTTCGATACGCTGGCATACGGCAATTCTGATTTTGATTTATATTCAGTTTTCTATTACTATTATTTCATAAAAAGATACAATAGCGATGCAATTAGCGCGTTATTCCTACTCTCAATCGAGGAAGTTAAAGCACTAAACAAAAGATATACGTATGTAATATATGTTAATCGAAAACTAATTTCAGTGCGTATATTGTCTAAAAAGGATATGCGTTATAATTCAGAAATTCCACAACTTATTGAATTTGAAAGTGAATAAAAAAAATGAAAGTAAAAATTGTAAACACATCAAATAATCCTTTGCCAAATTATGAAACCGAAGGCTCGGCAGGCATGGATTTACGCGCAAATATTGGTGGCGTAATTGCACTTGCACCATTGGAACGCGCAATAATTCCTACGGGTTTGCGGATTGAACTACCTATTGGATATGAAGCCCAAATTAGACCACGTAGCGGTTTGGCAGCCAAAAAAGGACTAACTTGTCTCAATTCGCCAGGTACCATTGACGCGGATTATCGGGGCGAAATTAAGGTTATACTAGTCAATCTTTCTAATGAAACACAATTAGTCGAACCGAATGAACGCATAGCGCAAATGGTAATTGCGCAATACGTAATGGCACAATGGAGATTAGCAGATGAACTATCGGACACAAGGCGAGGGGATAGGGGGTTCGGTTCGACAGGAACGCATTAGAAAAGTGTTGTATTGTTTTCGTAATTTGTGACCAAGATTTCAACTTTGCGGTTGCCAAGATTTTGTCGCTCACCTATATTAATCATGTTCAATTTGTATTTTTCCACTATTGACAATATGGTGTCGTTTTCAAATTCGGAGACGGCAAATTTAATATTAAGACTAACTAACACATCAAACAAATCTATCAAATCTTGCGGCTTAAAACCGCCAGAGTAGTTGTTTGTAGTGCTTAAATATGGTGGGTCGCAATAAGCAAAAGCCTTTTGCTTTTCACTTTCTTGTCGAAAATTTATCGAATTTAAAAACCGTTTAAAATCTGAATTGTCAAATCGACAATCTTTAATTGCCTCAAATGTTGCATCAATCCTGTCTAATATTTTTTGCTTAGGATTAGCACATTCCATTTTCATACAATCGTTTTTGCCCAAAAAGCTAACATTTGACAAAAATAAAAACCTTACGGCTTTCATTACATCGTCCGTTTCTTGATTTTTGCGCCAAAAATTGAACAAGTCACGATGCACAGGCATCAACTCAAGTTCTTTTACTAATCTTTCCTTTTCCGTCCGTACCACTTGATAGAGATTGAATACATCACTATCTAAGTCATTCAGAAAGTTATATTTTGCTTTTGACTTGCTGAAAAACATGCCCCCTGCACCAAAAAATGGTTCTATATAGACCTCGTGGGGAGGGAAAAAGGGTATTATTTTGTGCGCAATCCTGCGCTTGTTGCCTACTCTTGATAGTATCATTTAAAAACTCATTTTAATTTGTTTCGGACTAAACATATCTGAATTGCCCAAATTTTAAAAAAAATAGCCCTACGGCATGCAGGGCTATAACCATCGGAAACAATTAAATTAAAACCAATTAAATGTCAGGCATCTCTTATGATTTGCGCAACAAAGATACGCAACTTACATCAAAGTAACAAACATTTTTTGCAATATCTTTAAATATTTATTATAACTATGTATAAAAATACGTAACACCGTAAAAAATGGAATATGGTTTTTACATTCCAAAATCTTGCGTAACTAATTGATTATCAAACAGTTACAAGCGATTTTTTTTACCTTTTTGTTCCTTATTAATAATATTATAATAGCTAATTTCTTTTTGCTAAAATATATTAGAATAATAAAAATGTAAAAATAATTAAAAAAAAGTTTCTTAAAACTTGTACGGTTCAAAAAAGGCGCGTATCTTTGCACTATAATTAGAAACAATTAAAAAAAAATTAAAAACAATTAAAAATAAAAAGCCATGAAATCAGTACCTTGTATGCAAGTAGAATTACCATTCTCTCCGAAAGTTAGCACATTCGTTGTAAGATATTCCAGCCTTTTTGCTGAAAGGCTTAACTTAGTAAGTTGTACATCAACCGAGTACGCTCTAAATAAAAAAGGGGTGAAAATCTACGAAAAAGGAGTGAAATGCTTTACCATTCCCCTTATCGAGGGAGATTGTTACGTATTTATGAGTGAGAACGTGTCTGAAAAAAACATAGTACACAATGGTTCATTGATGCCGTACAGCGTGTATTGTAGTATTACTGAAAAAATCTAATTGAAATATGAAAGTGCCGATAAATAACAGATACGATTTTTGTCTCTTAGAAAAATATTTTGACCCCAGCGGCGCAATGGTGCTGCGGTTTTATAGTAGCAATGGCTTGCTTGTATTGAGTAGCCTATACGTTGTGCAAAAATTTGACATACCCACAATAAGGGTTATACTCAATAATGTAAAAGCCATTGAAAAAGCGGCAAACGATTGCTCTAAAAAGAGCAAAGATTGTAACCTTGCTGTTCAATTTGATTATCAGAAAGTTTAATTTTTTCACGCCCGAAATCGAAAGAAAGTAGGGCAAAAAAATGACAAAAATGACATCATACCACGCCAATTATTACCACGTAATTGAAAGATTGGTCAACCGCATCAATGCGGAAAAAGACCAAGCTAAAAAAACCGTTCTCATTGCTGCTTGCAGCCGCATTGCGCGAGAGGAAGCAACGCAGGAAGATATTGAAACGTATTTTTAACCCTTATTCTACTATGCTCAAAGACCAAGAAAGAATAAAACAAGAATTTCATTGCGCCATATATGATACCGAAATCATAGTGCATTGGTGCAAAGAAACCAATAAATATTTTGGCAAAACCCTAAAACTACCTAAAAAAGACGTGGGCTACGAATGGGTTTTGTCAAAAATAGAAAAGGAAAACATCTTTGTTAGTTTTGCGCCAATCTTTTCTGATTTAATCAGGGCGCAAGGATTAAAAGGCTGGTGTTATCCAGCTTCGTACGGCATCGGAGTAGAAAGCATATCTTTTTACTTTGACCGCGAAATGAAAAAACGGATTGAGGCTATATTAGTGGGATTAGGTATTGAGCTAATCCGAACAGAGTATAGCAATGCTTCGTTTGTCTATCGGTATGTGATTGCGCAAAATGCTAAAAATATTGAAATAATCAAAAAAATAATTGAAAAACAATGAAATTTTTATGCGCATTTAAAAAAGGCGATGACCCTGTTCGCTATTTGCCTAACTGCACAACGCAGGACGGGTTTTTGCTGGACGCTAAGGGTCGTCCTTGTTTCTTAGCGTCTATCGTTGACGCTAACAGCTGGCGTAATGAGCTATCAGGGAAAAAGCTGGCACAAATCGTTGGGACGAAATACGAAGCCGCCCTAATTCGGTTCGGAAAACACCCCGATTATTGGGTTTGGAATGAGGACGCGAAGCAAAAAAAGGCGGTCGAAACATCTAAGACCGTAGTGTTTAGCGAGAAAAGGGTTTGCCCTTATGATGACGAAGAAATAGAGTGCCGTCTTGTTACCGAGTTGAAACGTTTGCCCAAAAAAGTAGCAGGTATCGTAACCGCGAACTGCTATAAGGACGGTTCGCACTATATCCTTAACAATCATTTTTCACTTCGACAGTCCCTCGCGCCTTTGGGCTGGACGGTTGAAATTAAAGCAAAATAAAAACATTCAATAAGATTAAAATATAATTAAACAATGAAATTATGAGAGATTTTAGCGAAAAAAGAATCAAATCATTATCGTATTTCAATCCAACAAGCGTTGACCTGTCTTGGAATAAGATTACCGATTTGGAAGGTATCCAAAATATTCCATTTTTTTCAGGAGTAACAGCTCTTGATTTAAGAGGGAACAAGATTGAGAACCTCGCGCCTTTGGGCGGAAAAACAAACCTGACATGGCTAAGTTTAGCCTATTGCGAGCTAAAAGACATTTCGCCATTGTCCGATTGCGCGGAATTAGAATGGCTTGATTTGGGTGAAAATCGCATCAAAGATTTTTCTGCATTGTCCAATTTAGCGGCATTAAAATACTTAAAGTTGGGTGATTATAAAAAAATTTGTTGTACCGACATTTCCCCATTATCAAATTTGAGCAATTTGAGGGAGTTATACATGGAACTTGGCGGCATTAGCGATTTGTCCCCATTGTCCAATTTAGGAGGTCTTGTAAAGTTGACCTTATACGCCTGCAAATCGGTAACGGACATCACGCCGTTGTCCAAAATGCGGAGTTTGGAGACACTCCGATTAGACTATACCAGAGTAACGGACATCACGCCGTTGGCTTCCATGCCCTCACTCAAGGAGGTATATCTACCCGAAACGGTAAAAGACCTTTCACCCTTAAAAGATGCCATTGTTGAAAGAGGGTTAATTATTCGCATTTTTAGATAATTTTAAAAATAGCTTTAAAAAATCTATTGCAAAGTCAAATATTATTCGTATCTTTGCAATAGATTTATTTGTTTTAATAATTGATGAATCGTTTGCAATCGCCTACTCAGTAGTAGGCTTTTTTTATTTTGTTGAAAAAAAAATTTGCAGGTTTTAAAAAAAAACACTTACCTTTGCGATACTAAAATCATCAATTATTGAAATTTATAAAAAAAATGCCGCCATGCCTGAAAATATCTTTGAACGCGCAAACAAACCTGAAACTCTAATGAACATTCTGTCTGAACACCATTTCAGACAGGTGCAAGGTTCATTTCGATGCACCCAGCATTCCTCTTACGAAATTAAACGCTCAAAACAGGGGCGTTGGTATTTTCGCTCACACAATGGCGATTATGGCGATACGGCACATTCGCCATACAACTTATTACAGTACCTTAACCCCAATGCGTCAAAGACGGAACTAATGACACTGCTTGCAAAAGCAGCCGACACTACCTATACTCCACCGCAAGAAAAAGAAGATTGGGGGCAAAGCAAAAAGCAAAAAACAAACAACGGCAAACCAAAAGAGATTGTTTTTGCCAAAACTCTCCTCTCTTTCAATAGTAGAGAGACGTTCAGGGTATTGCAAGAAAAAATTGGTTTTTCCGATTTTGCCGAACTTGAGGAACACGAAATCAAAATTGTGTCGAAGTACGGCAATTGGACACCTACCCTGCCGTTCTACGCCTATACGCCAAATCCCGAAAATTGTAAGCTGAAAAGCTACAAATATGAGGAGGGCAAGTTGAAAAAAGACCGATGGTACAGCAAGAAAAATGAGTACGTATATGGAATTTCTCATGTACGAAAGCACTACGGCAATGACATTTCTGTTCTAATCGTAGAGGGAGAGGACGATGCGGCTTGTATCAATGTCAATTCCGATAAAATTAAAGCAATAACATTTGGCGGAACATCTGAACCGTTCCGAAAAGAAATCATTGACGAATTGCGGAAAAACTGCAAATTCGTAGGTATTCTTTTTGACCGAGACGAACCTGGCGAAAGAGGCGCGAAAAAGAACGCAGAAAAATACCACTTACCGATTGTTACCACACCTGAATTTTTGGGTAAAGACATTTGCGACCTGTACGCTGACTTGCGAAAAAGAAGAGGTATTTTCAATCTATATCTTTCTGCTGCTATTGAGCGCAGCAGGGCGAAGTACGAAAAATTAAGTAGAAAATTAGAACAGAACGAACTCGCTAATTCAGTTCTCGCTACGAAACGAATTGAAGTAAAAAGATATGTTTCAGAGGCATCTGCTGAAATACTTTCTGTATTAGACCTTAGAAACCGTATTTTTTTGAAGGCGGAGACAGGCTTAGGAAAAACGCATTTCGTTGTGAATGTGTTGCTGAATAATCTTGCACGTTATGATGCCGAAAAACTGATATTAGTTGTCCCCAGAAAGCCGTTAGGAGAGCAGTTGCAAACCGACTTGAAAAAGGTCGGAGTTTTTGCCAACTTCGTCTCAGGGACGACAAACAAAATTAGCTTAGAATCGGCAAGGCAAAATAGTATCATTATTGTTACCGTTGATTCATTGAAAAAAGTTGCCGACCTATTGCCTAATGCAATTATGGTATGCGACGAACCGCAAAAATTGGTTTCGGATACGACCTTTCGGGACGCACCTGAAAACATTTTACAATGGTATTCGCACGCGCTAAAAACTATATTCATTAGTGCAACACCCCACAATCTTGTTGCGCAACTGCTTGATTTTGAACTAATTGAAATCATACCGACCGAAAGAACGCGTGACCGAAAAGTCACAATTGTAGATGCTCCTACTAATGTTACATATGTTGAAGCGATGATACAACGCATTGAAGAAAAGCAAGGACGTGTTGTTGTTCTTCATAATAATTCAAAAGAGCTATTCGCAATTCAGCAAGTCAGCAGAAAGAAAAGCATTGTTATTTGCGCTGATGAATACGAAAACTTACGCGACACAGAAAATAGATGCTTTGTTGACTTCTCTCAATATGAGTTGATTTTATGCACGTCTTACGTTGACGCAGGTGTTAATTTTAATTTCGATACACCGTATTACGTCACCACGTCACGTATTGCACCAATCGACCTTGTTCAAATGTGCGGTCGCGGTCGTATTACCGATGAGTGCGAAGTTGAAATTTTAGCAAAGCCAACAAAACGCACTATTCTGAAAGACATTGAAAATATTGAAAACGAACAGGACTTGCGTAACCTATTTGAGGACTATGCAGAAGAATTGACCGATGTAAGCCTGTTGAAATTATTGGAATTGCCAATTGGTAACGCCAAAATTATTCTCGGCAACCTTTTTGACCGCCAAAAAACGATTGAAAGTGTCATTCGTGATGCAATTTCAGAATGTGATGCACTGAATGAAATTAGACGTGTCTATAATAGAATTGACCCACGCGAAACGCCACGCCGATTTGACGATTTCACATACGCTTTTTTCAATGAGAATGAAAAAGAGTATGCTATCAACTATTTTGCTATTGTCGAAAAAACGCAAAGAAAACCGCAGTCCATTTCAGAATACATGGAGATGGTGCGCAACATGGACGCTTCTTTTCGTGTAGTAGATAATGACGTAGTGTGGGGTGATGTTGACATGAAACAAGCCTTAAAAGAAAGCAATGAGGAACTCAAAAAAATACAGGCGGAAACCGCTAAAAAATGTCACGAAAATATTGAAGCCGCGTGTAGCATTGTGCTTTCGTGGACAAAATCGCCTGAACTACGGGCAAGAATACTGAAAGTGTACCCCGATGCGCTTACGCTGTTTGGTGAAAGCATTGAGCAACTCAAAGACTTAGATAAAAAAACAATCGAAAAATGCGTAATACGTTTTATTCGATTGAGCGATTTTTTCGGAAAAAACCACAACCTTAATTACCTGTTTGCTACCGAAAAGGCGTATGAGGAACTATACAATACTGTCCTAATCCAAACCGAACTCAATACAGCCAAATCTCAAATGACTGCTGTTCAAATTCGCAGGGTAGAAAAAGCGAAAAGTATTAAGGCTGCTCTCTACAATGTGAAGTACAAAGAAGCGCAAAAGACAGGCAATGTTCCTAGTAGCACAATGGGCTACAAAATAGAATTGTCTGAAAATAGATTGAAAGGCATACTTAGCACTTGTCTTTCGGGTGATTTTTCTAAGGCGTTGAGCAGATTGAAAGAGGTTTTTCATGTCGAAAAGATGAAAAACGGAAAAGTGATATCCTATCGCGTTGGGGTAGCGTGGAATATCGGAGAGCTGCATGAGGAATTTATGACTAAATAGTGTACTTTTTTAATGTTGAAAAAATTAGCGTTGTGTTCTTATGCAACGCTAATTTCCTGTTTTTACTTGAAAAATATCGCTTGTTTTCTTATATAAATTATGATTTTTAATTATGCCAAGAATATGATTTTTACATTCCAAAAATGTGCGTAACTGCTTGGTAATCAATTAGTTACAAGCGATTTTTTCACCTTTTTTTCCTATAATAATAAATAAAAAATAGTGTCGAAAAGTGATAGACTGTTCGGCTTTTTATGGTCAAAAAGTTGTATCTTTGTGCTGTTCATAAAAAAAAAATTAATTAATTACTAAAATACGTGGTTTGTCTGATTGCAAGATAAGTATTTTTTTTTGCTTCATAACATTGCAATAATAAAAATGTAAAAATAATTAAATAAAGGCTTGCGCAATTCAAAATAACATCGTATCTTTGTGGGGCAATTAAGAAAAAGCAGTTAAATTTAAAAAAAAAACTAAAAATGTCAAGAAGAAACGGAAAAAATAATAATATTGCAAGCCTTAGTGACCTACGCGGTGCATTTGGCTTGCCTACCGAAACAACCCCTACGCGCCCACGCCGTACCAATGAAGAACGTGAAGCCTCGCGCCTCGAAAGAGAGCGCGAAGAGGCAGCACGTCAAGCAGCATTAGAAGGGCAATACGCTGCGCTTCGTGCTGTTTCAATTACACCTGCACCTGCACCTGTTGTGGAAGAAGAACAAAAAGAATACATAGAAATTCCGTTTGAAAATATCGAATGGGAAAGTAATATGTTTGGTGTGGTAATTTCTCGTGCGTCACTTGACGCGATTTGGGAAATGGCAGAACACTACCCAAAAATGCGCACATCTTACGCCAAAGACGATTATGTAGCAAGATTTACGGCGTGGGCAGCGCAATTCGTAAAATGGGAGTTTTTCCAAGATAAGCACAATTTGAAAACTGTCTATATGGCTACTGATTACGTAGCCAAAACAGAATACACCGATTATTGGCAAGAAGATGAGAATTGGGGGTTACATGAGGCGGACGATGCCGTTCACGTTGTTAATTGGGGGCAAAAAGCGGTTTCGGTAGGGCTTGGTGGTATTACTACCCTGCCCGAAAATACTAAATGCGTCATATTTAAGCACACGCATAGCTACTTAGAATATTATGGAGTAGCGGAGTTGGGAGAAAAACTGCCAAGTTTTGCCCAAGTTTTAGGCGAGGGCGTGGTTACTCAAAATTTGGCGTTTTTTGGTGAGTCAAAAGGCGAAGAGTACTTATTTAAGGGTGCTTCGTTCCACGAAAAAGGCTCTTTGTTCTTGGGCTGATTTTTTTCTTTTTTTTGTTTCGTGTTAATATGCGAAATTTTTTAAAAAAAAGTTTAAAAAAGTTTGCAAAGTTCAAATATAGGTTGTGCCTTTGCAATATAAATTAAAAAAAACAATTTTAAAAAATAAAAATAAAATAAAAACATTATGGCAAGAATTGAAAGAAAACCGTCTAACCTTGTTTTAGAAACGGAAACGCAAACGGAAACGCAAACGATTTTTTATTTCGGTTTTGTTGCACACCATGTACAACAGAATTGGTACGCACACGCAACGATAAAAAGTATAGGAACATTTGCTGATGCCGATAAGTTCTATAGCGAAAACCAAGACAAAGCACATGAGGAGAGCCTTGATTGGTTCTTCTACCCTTGTGAATAGGGTGTATTTTTTAATGTTCGCATCGCGCCGTTTTTGTTGGGTAGCACCGCGACATTAGAATGGGGGAAAATGCCGAAAACCCATGCGCCAACCGCGAATAGAGTAAGCAAATTTTACACCCTGCGATTTGCGCTGATTGCCCGAAAACGGTGGGTGGGGGGAAACATATCCCCCAATTAAGAGCAGAGGTAAGCCGAAAATCCGCGCACATTGCAAATAGAGTAGGCACTTTTTTTTATTAAATTTAATATGATTTATTCAGAAACAAAAATTTTCAGTGGGTATGGGGGAATGTACCAACTCACTGACAAAGACGGAAGACATCTTGCCTACACTACCGAGAAGTTCGACTTCGGCAATGTAGAGGTTCGCCTATCAAGTCAATCAATGTCCACCTATATTTTTGGTGGCACATTCAAGGGTGGCATCATTGGAAGCGGCGCGAAGATTTGGGGCGGCACATTCCTTAGTGGGGAGTTTGAAAATGCTGTCTATTGGGGTGGCGTTTTTAACGACCCCGAAAAAGATTGGGGTGGCGCAAAAAACGGTTTTTGTTTTTGCCAATACATAAATGGGGCAGAGCCCCCAAAAATTGCCTACTTCGGCAACAAGAAAATCATGCCCACCACTAATGACAGAGGGCAGCTTTTGATGCTATTTGGTGTATTTCCGAATACACTCGATTGGTGGAAAAGCAATATAGGGAGATGGGAAATAGAAAGAGCGTTATGCAGAAAGATAAGCCAAGAGGAATACCAAAACATTATTGAGATAATGTCGGAATTTTCCGAATATTATCTTAAGAACAGGTAAAATTATCAGAGTTCAGCCGAAAAAACACTTTTTTAAATTTAAGTAAAAAATGAAAATGAAATACATATACGAATACACGGGTTCTATGTCGTGTTCATACCACTTTGAAGAACACGGGGTCAATCTTGTATTGAACAGAATAATAGCAGATGCAATAAATCAAAAGCCGTTTTTTGCTGATGGTCCTGCCTATCTTTTTTAAGCATGTAGAATAAAAATAGAATAAAAATAGAATAAAAAAAGTGTATGACAATTCATACACTTTTTTTTTATTTTGTTGCAATCCCTACCAATCCCTCTTAACTTTGCATTAAAAAATGATATATGACAATTATCGAAGCGAACAGTCAAAATTGGTGCATTGATGAAAATGTAGGTAGGGCGTATTACGAAGCGTTGCAACGTAATGACTTTGCGTCAATTAGAGCTGCCTTGAGGGATAAAGAACAGAAAAGCGATTTTCTAAGCATTGTTGATAATCAATTAGCGATACTTAGCATCAATGGAGTAATACTGAAAAATGGTGGAATGTGCGCATACGGTACTATTGACTACATGGCAGCATTAGAAGAAATTAAGGATAATAACAATATTCATACGTTGATATTGGATATTGATAGCGGTGGCGGAACGGTGGCAGGTACAGAAACATTCGCTAATTATCTATCTGAATACCCAAAAAAAGTCGTTGCCTTTGTTTCTGATATGTGTGCTTCTGCTGCCTATTGGATTGCGAGTTCTGCTGAGGAAATTTACATTTCGGGCGAAAGCGCAAGCGTGGGTAGTATCGGAACAATGACGGTTCGTTCAAAAAGAGATGAAACCGAAACTGTAATTTTCGCAAATGAATCATTCAACAAAGAGAAAACTGACAAAAAAGCTAAGGAATGGGTAACAAAACTAAATCAATCATTCGTTAATTCGGTCAAGAAAAATCGCGCTCAAAACGAGAACTTTCAGAAAGCAATGTCTAATATTGCGAAAAATGGAGACATCGAAATTCCATTAGTTTTGAGCGGCGAAGTTTTCGTTGGTAGCGAAATTATAGAAAACGGACTTGCCGATGCCGTCATTTCGCTTGAGAAATTGGTAGGTTCAATTTTAAATCAAAGAGTTGTAAATAATTCAAAATCAAACAGTTATATGTTAAGTTTTATCAAATCTGCCTTTGCAAATTGGAAAGCAAAAGGATTGTTGGCTAATGATGCAACGGCTGAGACATTAGCACAAGAAGCTACTGAAAGTGATTTTTTCGCGTCTTTTCAATCTGAAATGAACAAAGCTATTGAGCCAATGAACGCGAAAATCGAAGCACTGCAAAATCAAACCGAACAAATCAAGGTATTATCAGATGAAATTGCGCAGTTGAAGAAAGGCGCAAAACTAATGCAAACAACACAAACAAGCACATTGCAAGATGAATTTGAAAAGAAATTGCAAGGTGTCGTAACAATCAATTTGAAATAAAAAAATATAGCTATGCCAAAAACTGCGCAATCTTTTGATATTGTTGTTAGTCCTAATGCCGTTGAATTGCCTGCGGCTTCGGCTAATGTATTATTCAATCAATCATACGTGAACCGCCAAGCACCCTTAACGCGGTTGTTGAAACCTTACGGACGTATGGAACTGCGGAACAACGGAACATTTCAAATCGGACGGACTTATGGAACGCCGTTAGCTTTGAAACCTTACTCCGCTTGTTCATGGGTTTCGTCAGGTGAAGTTGAAAAAGAAGTGACCAATGTAGTGCCTGTTGCGCTCGAATTAAAAAAAGAGGAATGTGTCGAAAATTTCTTGGGCGGAATTTTTACAAATTTGGTCACATTGCAAGAAAGTGGTGCATCATTGAACAGTCCAGCCTATCAAGAAGTTGTACGTGAAGTGTTAAGCGCGTATAGTGATAGCGTGCATCTTTCTACACTCGCCCAATTGTCTGGTGGCGGAATGTATCAAAACGTAACTACACCTACTTTCTTGTCAGGCGTTTCGGCGGCGCAACAAGCAGCGTGGCAAAAAGCAAATGCTGTGACAGGGCAACCGCAAGGCGTTGTATCGGGCATCACAAAAACATTGCTGAATGGTGCAGGAACTTATGCGAATTTCAACGTATCGGGCGGCATTGTGGCAGGTGATATTGATAGCACTGTAACAACTAATCCGATTATGAAACCTGCCAATGTGTTGGCAGCGATGGATAGGGTTATTGCTGGCGCACCAATGTTGTTGCGTTCCGAAGTTGAGGCGAGTTATGGCGTAATTATGCCAAACGACACTATGCGACCTTTCTTTACCGTTGACCGATATACATTCTCCGCTATTTCGACTGCGTATAATGTACAAGGAAACCTCTCAATGATGCAAGACCCACCGCTCAAAATGGTCACAAATTCGGAGTTTGGCGCAATGTACTATACGTACAAACGTATTCCAATTCATGTCGATAACAATTTGACTGCGTTTGAAGATGGGTTCATTAAAAAACGTACTTTTAGCATCACTTTGACCGTCCAGCAAAACATTCAGTTTGGTGCATCGTTTGGTGTTCCACCACTTTCACTTGACCGCACCGTTTCGCCTTTGCGTTTCGCCTTTGGAAAAGATTTGAACAATGAACACTTGATGTTTATTAAGCAAGCACTATTGTTAGCAACGGTCATTATGGACCCGAATTACATTGCATCGGCGCAATACACCGCAAATATCGCGTAACCTTATTTTTGAAATTCGCAATATAGCAATGCAATAAGTGTTGCTATATTGTTAAAATATATTATAAAATGGCAATTTTAGCTTGTAGTGTAGCAAATCTTGGAACAAGCATTACCCCCTGCCTCGTCCCTGCTGGGATTAAGGAAATTCGGGTGATACCTGCCGCCGACATCAATTTGGCAACAATCAATGCTGCTGTTTCAACATATTTTGATGAGGCAACGTACACATTTAAGAGTGTCCAGTTTCCGTTGGTTGCATCAAAAACATGGGCAACATTGAAGCCGAAGTTTGAGGGCGCGGTTCGGACGGCAACAAGACCCGATGGGCAATTATTTAGAAATATCGAAATTTCGGCATTGCGTTTTGAGGGCATGGTTTCAACGGTTGATATTGAAAAATTGATGCGCAATAATCAACTTATCGTTGTCACACTTTTGCAAAACGGAACATTGCTTGTTGACGGACTTGACTACAATGAGAGTACCGAAAAACTCGAAATTCCTATCCAATTGAAACCGATGCGATTAGGCGAAATTGTAGATAGTAGCTCGACTTTTGGCGATGCCGTAGGGGTCAACACTACATTGACAATCACAGGGCAACAACTTTCACGAGGCTTTGTCGCTTCATTTGCTTATTCAGGAATGACAACTATGTAACATGAAAGAAAGTATTGAAATCTACGAAGCGTCCGAATTTGCAAAATTTACAATACATCATGCGCAAATTCGTGACAAAAACGGCAAGATTATTTTCGATAAAAAATTTGCTGTTCACATCTTGGACGGCGCATATACCGTAACGCAAGACGAAGCGAAATTGCTGGCTGAAAACGGTTTTGCACACTTATTTAAAAAAAAATAAATCAATAGGGTAGTGGTGTATATTACTACCCTATTCAATATATTATATTATTGTTATGTACGACATTCAAGTATTAGACCAACGAAGCGTTATAGAGGATTATGATACGATTAGCAGACTGCCAAAAATCGTATATGATAGTTCCGAGCTATCAAATTTTTTCGGGGCTATGCAACTTGCGCCAAAATTTCAAATGAATGAAGTGACGGCGCATGGTCTAATGTCGTATATCTACAATACAGCATTGCGAAGTTCGACACATCAATCCTGTCTTAGATTTTTGAACAGATTTGCGTTTGGCGGTTCTTTGAGCGTTCAATTTAATTCAATTCCTAATTTTGATGACGAAATCAGGCAGGTATCAAATAGTGAAAAACAACAATTTTTGAAAGTTGCTAAGTCAATAGATTTAGATTTTGTTAATATTGAAAAGTCCACTACTCTACTCAATCAGTCGCTAATCGAAAGTGGTGACGCTTATTTGTATCTAAAAATTCAAAAAGTTTCTAATTCGTATAGTGTTGTTTTTGAGGCAATTCCGTACAGCGAGTTCATGTATTGGATTGATGAAAATATGAATGTGTTAGGCGGAGTTTGGGCAAAAGAATTTAGTGTTAAGGCTTTTGGATTAGGTAAGTATGTTGTTGGTAATGTTACGCCGTACAATTCAAAAATATACAACTTTTCAGAAAATAGAGATGGTAGTATTAGTACTATTGTTCATCTGAAAAATGCAAACAATGCGCAATTATACGGAAACTTAGGCATTGAAGCTGTCCTAAATGCGCTAAGAGTTGAAAATCAGCAAGGTAATTTCTTTGTTGTCGCCGACAAAAACGCATTGACCGCAAAGCATATATTATACGAACCTGCGCAAATTAGCCAAATGACAAATGAGGAAGAATTAGAATATAAACGCGCAAAACGAGAGGGGCTGAGTAAGGTAGCAACGGTGCAAGGGGGTAAAGATGCGTCTAATATTGTGCTATCTACCTACGCACCTGACGAGAACGGAAAACCTATATTGTTTAATTTGAATGTTTCACGAGACTCGGAGTGGCAAAAAACGAAATCAGAATGGGCAAAATCTTCTATATGCGGTTTTCACAATGTACCTGCTGACCTATTAGCAATTGAAAAAGCAAGTGCTTCACTTGGCAGTGACACAATTATCAATTCATTATTAAAATGTGATGCCATTTCGATACAACCGCTTCAGTCTCAATTTGAAGCATTTTGGTCTTATGTTTTCAATATTATAGCAATTCGAACAAATAACACTATATTATCAAACTACACAATAAAATTCAAAGATAACATTAAACCACTAATACAGAACATCAATGACAGCACAAGAAATTCAAGAAATAATCAAACAGTCCAAAATCCTATTGTCTGAAAATTTCGACTTGGCAAGTGCGGAAATCGTAAAAGAACGGCGAAAAATATGTGCCGAATGTGATAAGAAAGTAACACTATTTTCGATTGCGTTTTGCGCTGAGTGTGGTTGTCATATAAAAACAAAAACGCAATACAACCGACACATGTTGCAAAGTGGAAATGTAGTTAAATGCCCACTTGGGAAATGGTAGTTGTATTGCGTTTTTGTTTTTTCGGTTGTTAGGCTACTAAATCCGTTTCTTCAATGTCGCACGCGCCGCCATATTTAGTGTTTTCTACGCAAATTGGCCCTGTGTTTTCGGCATCTGCAAGTGCCTCAACGTATGTAGCATATTTAATACCACTACGTCCGAAAAAACTCGAAACGGTAAAAATGCTCGAATTGCAATCAAACAAGAGCGGAAATTTGTCGCCCTTTTTCGTTGGTCTTTTTTTCATTTTTATATATTTTTTAATTCGTTATAAATTTCCATTGCCACCGCTTCAAACCGCAAAGTTTGTTCGGGCGTTGGAATTTCTTGTTTGTAGGAAAATTTTAATTTATTATCTTCATAAATCAACCGCGCTTTTTCAACGCCTACCACAAAGAAGCGGTTAGGGTGTTTTCTCCATTGTGTTAATGTGCCGTTTTTAATCCTTTCAAGAATAGCATTAGGCAATGCGGAATTGGCATTTTCGCAACGTTCAATCTTACTTTGTTCTCTTTCAATTGCGCTTTTTGTCTTTTCAGACTCTTTAATTGCGCTTCGAATTGCCTCCTCTTTCTTCTCCCACTCTTGCATTACTTTGTGTCCGTTGCGCTTATCATTTAGCGGCTGACCGTTTGCGGACTTAACCGATGCGAAATATCTTTCAAAAAGCGCATTTTCGCGCAATTTCTTTTTTTCTAAGCTATTCTTGAGAATTTCTAATCTTTTTGACATAGTTATTCTTGTTTATGATGTTCGATACAATCCTCTTCGGTATCAAAAATCAGTTTTTGGTTTTTAAGATTTAATTGAATATTTAATGCCTTTGCCAACGCCACAAAGTCATTTTTGTTCCCTTTTAAAATCATGTGTCCTGCGCATTGTAAGCGGTTACGGTTGCGTAAGGTTTTGTGACACACAAACGCTTTTTGAGCAAGGATTGATTTTATCCTTTCTTCACCTAACCAGCCCTTTGTCGCGTCTTTTCGGAACGGGCAGTCTTGGCAGGGTGCATGGCAATATGGTAGTTTTTCAGACATGAAATAAATGATACTTTGTGTTATAGTATGAAGCTAAATTTATACACATTCTTCCTGACTTCTTGACAATCGCCATTGTTGTACATGGAAACAATGTCAATGTGTTTCAAGAGTGGACCGAATTTTTTTTTAAGGACTACATTGACCCTTTCATGAGTAATGTCACTTTCAGACAAGAAGGCTTGTAACACCATTGAACGCCGCCCCATTTTCGCCTCTTGGTAAAAATGACTTCTTTCGCTTTCGGAAAGGTTTTTTAATCTATATGCCATTTTATTTACTATTCACTTTGTTGTTGTTTAATATAAGTTAAAAAATCTATCGCTTTTTGCGGAAGTGCTAAACTGCAGCTAATAGAATAGGGTCTATCTGAAAAAATTGATAATTCCCAAGAGTGGGAAATAAGGAAGTAATAGTGTTGCCCCCGTCTTGCGTCACCTAAGTCCATGACATATTTAGGTCCAATCAATTCCATGCCATAGGAACAACATAAAGGTTCGTGTATAGCAAAACTGAATTGTTGGATTAGGGTTTCTTCTGCTATTGGTTTAATTTTCATTTTTTTGAGTATTTTAATGTATCATTACTCTATTTCAAAAATCTTTTTTAGCTTCAAGTAGCACACCACTTCAGCTATTTCAGCTTTTGATGTGCGCAAAAATTGGAATTGAAAAATATCATCATAGATGTTTTCAGTACTATCGCTAATGCCGAAATATTCGATATACGCGCTAACAAAATCGCTACCATTAATTTCAATATCACGAAAACATAAGGTTTCGGCGCATATATCGATATACCGTTCGTAAATCCGCTCAAGGCGAGGTAGTGACACATAAAATAGTTTTTTTACGTAGTGTTCGAATCTTTTTTGTTTGCTCATCTCGATAATAATTTTATTGTCATTTGCATAATTGCATCACAAATTTACGACAATTACTTGAAATGCGCAAACAATTTTTGCAATATTTTAAAATATTTATTATTGCTATGTATAAAATTGCAAAGAAGTGTATTTTTTGGAATGTGATTTTTACATTCCGAAAATGCGCGTAATTGTTTGATAATCAATTAGTTACAAGCGATTTTTTCACCTTTTTGTCCCTTATTAATAATATTATAATAAGGTTATTTTTTTATCGAAATGTATTAGAGTAATAAAAATGTAAAAATAATTAAAAAAATAGTTGCGTATATCGTGGCATTGGTGTATCTTTGTGCTATTAAAAAACAATTAAATTAAAAACAATGAAAATTTTAAAAAACATCATGGTTCTTGCGCATACTATCAGAAAAAGCGCGAAAGTGTCAATGTCCAATGCGCTCAAAGCAGCGTGGGCATTATTCAAAAAAGGCGGTGTAAAAGCCGTTGAGTTTATCAAAAAAGAAACAGGCAAGTTGCGTCATGCAGCTATTAGCGCAATTACGTTTGTCTCGGTTGAGAAAGATTTAGTCAGGTTTGCAGAAATCGCGGACGGGAAAGAACAATTCCGCTCGTGCAAGTTGAGCTTTATTTGCAATATAGTAATTTAATTTCTTAACGCCCGAAATCGAAAAGGGGTAGGGCAAAAAATACAATAAGATATGTTCATAGTAACAAGCGGTTGCGAAAGTAAGAAAATCGCAAATAACGAAGAACTCTCTAAATATGTAGAGGTCTTGCGCCAAAAAAATCCAAATGAAAAAATCTATGTTGAAAGAGATGAGGATTTTTTCCAAGATTTTAATGCCAAACTTTTCAAAAAATTAGTCCGCAACTATACTTCTTCTACAAAAGAAGTCCCTGACGGGATTTATTTAGTTGAGGTAGTCTGGAGTGGCAGACAAACATACCGCCGCGCACTTGGCGATATTAGCGTGGGCATTGGTGGGAAAATTAACAATAAGATAAAGTTAGAAAACAGCAAAGTGTTCTTGCATCAAAAGGCACGCCACGTCATTGGTGATGACGGAATCGAGTGGGCAGAGGAATCGTGGAAAGATGCAACAAAAGGCGAAATAGAATACGTATTTGAGCCTACAAGCAATCAAATAGACCGAATTACTATAACTCTAATTCGTTAGCACATTAAAATATTAACCCTGCTTAGCAACGCGCTAAGAGTAGTCTATTCATAGCCCGAAATCGAAAGAAAGTAGGGCGAAAATCACATAGCTTAATTCACTATGCAAATACCCTTTTAGTAATTTATTTACTAAGAGGGTATTTTTCTATTACGAATAAGACAAATTATAACTGCCTTGCTCATAATCTAAATTAGAGATAGGGAAACTATCGTAATTGCATTGCTCAAATTTCGGCATTATAGTAGTTAGACATTCTGAAAAATCAAAATCAACTTCGCATGAAATCAAATCTCTATTGTTGAAATCGTATTGTCCGAAAACGATATTAGAAAAATTGCGAAGCATAGAAACAATTGATACGTGTTTTTCTGTATAGCTTAGAATTATTCCTTTTTCAATCAGATAATCCAACTCGCTTTCGTGTAGCCACGTATTATATTCCTGCCCATTAGAAAATTTCACAAGGTATAATTGATGCCGAAAAATAGCAGCTATGACACTATGCAGCATGATAATCATATTATCTTTTTGAGTTGCTGCATTTATGTTATCTAATTTTTTCATACAGATACCAAGTTTCAATCGGCTGAATAATTGAGTTTTTTCGTGTGGATTATTGTATTGAAAAGTATTAGAACGCACAAGAAACAACGACGGAAACTCCCTTTGTCTTGAATTTTCCAACGCCTTACCTTTTCGCCACATTCTTGACCAAAAAAAGCCTTGCTGAAAGTCGCGTTGTAGCTGTTTTGCGTTTGCATCTTCAATATCCTTTACGTTTTCAAGTAGTGCGAAACTATCTATCTGAAAATGTGGCGTTGGTGGATATTGTCGTGCAATTTTGTTTAATAAAAAAACAAATTCTTTAAACATTTTGTATCAATTTTTTTATAGTGGCGCAACCTACGCAATCAGTTAATTCGGTACTTGAATAAGAGATTTTTTCTAATACTTGATTGTTAGTTTGTGCAATAGGTTGTTGTACTTCTTTTTTTTCAAATGCAATACCGAAAATATCGTGCTTTAATTTTTTCATGTATTCAGCATCATTTGGCGATGCAAAAAACCATGCAAATAGATACACTAATGAATCGATATTGATATTATTGGCCTGAGCCGTATATTGCGCCATTTCTACCACATCAGAATAATCATACTTATATTGTTCGTTGATTTTCAATGAGTTATTTTGCATTTTTGAACTAATTTGAGCAAGAACCGCTTTTTGTTCCGCGCTTTTTGCCCAAAACGGTGCAAGGTAAGATATGAACGTAGTGTGTTGGTTCGCGTGCTTAATCTCGAATGACTGAAAGCGAGTATAAATAATGTTAATGAATTTTAGTATTTTCTTTTCCATTTTTTTCTATATTGATGTTGTATAATGTTTTCTATTGAGTTTTGAATCTGTTTTCAAACTTTCCATTGCCCAATAGCGAATTGCGTCTATCGCGTGGTCGCCTACTAATTGAGACGCTACACCTACGTTTAGCCTTGTTTCTCCCTTTTTTGCCCAAACATACGTATTTCGCTCGTCCCATATATTTTGTCCAATAATATTCATTTTTTTATCAGTCAACAACGAAAGCCCAAATTCAATGCTACCTGCGCCTTTTGTGACACCTTTTATATTATATCCTGCCCTTTTTATCTCGGCTATCATTTGAGGATTTGCGGAATCGGCAAATATAAAATCGTTTTTTGATACACCAACTTGCTTAAATCTATCCAAGATTGAATGAACTAACAAACCGCGCTCATAGATTAGTTCATTGCAATATACCTCATTATCGCCTAATCCACATTCAATTAGTGCCGTAGGGTCATTAGTGAAGCCAAAATCTAACCCAAACGCACGTTTTTTTAAGTTTTCAGGCATTTCTGTAATCAATTCTGCTTGCTCAAACACTAATCCCTCTCTCATTGCAAAATTACCTAATCCATAGATTTGCCATAAATAATTTGGCGATGTTATTCGGTAGTTTTCAATTTCTTTTCTAATTGAGGGATTCAAAAATGGATTATCTCTATAAGTTGTGACATAAAAATCACAATCATCTGGGAAATTTTGGCGCAATTCGTCCGACCAAAAAACCTCACTTGGATTATAGTCGATAATACACCTATCCTCTGTGCGCATATTGAGTTGAACAAACTCCTCGTACGTCACCTTGTTTGCTTCATTGATGTATAAGAAATCTCTTTTCCGTCCTCTTACTTTTTGTTCGTCATCTACGCCAATGAACTCAATTAAATTGCCGAACAATCGGTATTCACATTCTGTTTTATTGTGATTTTCGCGCTCATACAAATTTAAATTATTCAAAATTTCAAAAAAATCGCGCATTGCTGTGCCTTTCAACGATTTCAAAGTTTTTCGGCATATCGTAATGACTGCATTAGAATTTCTATTTTGGTAACACAAATATACTATATATTGCAATATAGCGTAAGTCTTTCCTGACCGCGAACCGCCTTGATGTATTCCGAACCGCTTTTGATTTTGTTGGCAATTTCTAAACGTCTTTGTTATCTGTGTCATTTAAAAAAGCGTCAAATTTAGCATTGTTTTTTGTAATATCTTTCGTCTCAATCCGTTGATTAGGCAATCCAAGTGCGTACTGAAATACTAATTTCAATGCGTCCCTATCGCCTTTTATTGCCTTATTTATTAAGGTTTCCACTATTCGTTGCCAATTAGATACGCCAATTTCGGCATCATTAAGTAGTATCTCTTTTAATGTGCCGTCAAAATCCTTATTTTTTATCTCATTTTCAAATAGTCTGCTTTGCATTTATCATTGTTCGTTTATTTTTTTTAGTTTTTCCGTATTGCGTTTTAGTTGCTGAACCGCCTTGTAGTTTTCTCTCATAAGCGAATCACATCTAACGCTAATTGGTATAGTGTCTTGAATGGCTATATTATTGTTTTCTATTTTTGTCCCTTTTTGTGGCGCAACAAAACAAGCCACAATGAGCATAAAAAAAATAGTGCCTAATTTGTAGTACATTTCCTATTTTATATTTTTATATATTTCTATAATTTGTGTTACCAAAATAGAAATTCTAATGCAGTCATTACGATATGCCGAAAAACTTTGAAATCGTTGAAAGGCACAGCAATGCGAGATTTTTTTGAAATTTTTAATAATTTAAATTTGTATGAG